CCCTCAGGCTTATATGTCAGTAAACGTAGTATCGAACCTACAAGTACAGGTAGCGATTTACGGCTTTATGGCAACTATCGCAAAAATGCCTAACGGTATCGTTCGTTACCTAAAGGCATAAGCAAAATACCTAATAGTCGGTAGGGCTCTTAGCCCTTTGAGCCCTACCGGCCTCTTTTAAGATGGGAGTAAATAAGTGCCAGCTACATACGTCACCGAGGCGGAGTTACGCGCTAACCTTGGTATCGAAAACTTATACAGCTCTGCCATCGTTGAGGAAGTTTGCCAAACTGCTCAAGATTTACTTAACCAGTTTTTATGGTTTGACTCTGCACCCGTAGTAGGCACGGCGTTACAAAATAATGTAGCTACGGTAATGATCGCTAATCCTGCAATATTTACTACGGGAGACTCTGTAACCTTGAGTGGATGCGGCTCAACCTTTAACGGTACTTACACTATTACAGGCACTATCCCGTGGAGCGCTGGTACTACTACTCAATTTCCATCAATAGCTTTTAATAACTATTTTTTTAATTGGCCTAATGGCTATAGCTTTATACAGTTTGCTAAAACCGCAGCTAACGCTAATTTTACTAGAGTGTTACCTTATGGCCAAGCCATAGGCGCAGACACAAAGACAAACAGCTACGCGACTACTCCGGCCGTACGTGAGGCCGCGATGATTTTGGCCGTAGATATCTGGCAGGCTCGCCAAGTCTCACAGACAGGCGGAGTATCGATCGACGGCTTTAGCCCGAGCCCCTATCGTTTAGGTAACGCGATGATCGGCAAGATCCGAGGGCTCATCGCCGGGTATCAAAATCCGAATTCTATGGTGGGCTAAATGCCTGTACCTATTACGACCTTACGCGCCTCGTTAGCAACAGCTCTAGCTAATGCAAACGTTTGGAATACTTACAGCTTTCCACCGCCAACGATTACAGCTAACAGCGTTATCGTCGCTCCGGGAGATCCTTACATTACTCCGAGCAATAACACGTATAACTCAATTTCGCCTATGGCTAATTTTCGGATCCAGATGAGTGTGCCACTACTGGATAATCAAGGAAATTTACAGGGCATCGAAAATATGGTCGTAGCTGTATTTAACAAACTTGCAGCCTCATCGATCGTAATGAATATTGGATCTGTTAGCGCGCCGAGTACCTTAGACGTACAAAGCGGTACGTTGCTAACAGCATCTATAGACATAAGCATACTAACGAGCTGGAGCTAAAATGCCATATACAGATGAGGATATCGCCTTTTTAATTAAGATAGGGCAGATAACCGAAGCACCAAAAAAAGAAACAAAAACACACACACCTACTACAGAGAAAAGCGAGGAATAGGCGATGGCCGTATTTCTATCTAATGGCGTGGTCGTAACTCTGAACTCTATAGCTCTGAGTGATCACGTAACGAGCGCGACAATTAACCGCGTTTTTGAGGAACTCGAAGTGACAGCTATGGGGGACTCCAGCAGAAAATTTACGAAGGGCCTAGAAACCTCAACGATTTCTCTAGACTTCCTATCGGACACAGCAGCAGCTAACGTAAACGCTACTTTGCAGGCGGCTTGGGGTACAACCGTACCAATCACGCTAAAGCAAACTAGTGCAATTACCTCAGCTACTAACCCTCTTTACTCAACTACAATCCTAGTTAATAACACTACAGATATTAACGGAGCCGTAGGAGATATCGGTACTCAGAGCATTACATTTACTTGTAACTCACCAATCGTAATTACTACTAGCTGATAACAAAGAAAAGGGGCTAAACAAATGGCACGACTCAAAATAACAAGGGCTACAGGCGAGGTTAGTGAACATCAAATCACGCCGCGTATTGAGTACGCCTTTGAAATCTATGCAAAAAAAGGTTTTCACAAAGCCTTTAGAGATGACGAGAAGCAAAGCGACGTGTATTGGTTAGCTTGGGAGTGCCTCAAGGCATCCGGAGTAACCGTACCGATGTTTGGGGCAGAGTTTTTAGATACCTTGGCTAGGGTTGAGGTACTAGACGACGAACCTTTAGCCTAGGGCGCGGCTCTTTAACCTACTTAGTAGCACAGCTATCTATACGGTTACAGGTCGCGCCTCAGGCGATACTCGATCTCGATACAGAGATGTTTAAGATGTTAGTAAAGGTATTAAACGAGCAAGCCGAGGAGGTTAAAAATGTCCGTAACACTAGACGGCGTTAAAGAGACTCTAAAGGCTATGCGTAAAATAGATCCTGAACTATTAAAAGAGATGAATAAAGAGATTAAAGGCGTGATGATCCCCATCCGGGACAAGGCTCGGGGCTATGCGCCGTCTCCAGTACCGGGCAACCTGTATAACTGGAATGAGGGGACTAAGGGCCGAAAGATTACAGCTCGTAATTCGGCCTTTAGAACCCTTAACACCGAAGGCCGCGTACGTATGTTTCCATTATACGATGCAGCTCTAGCTAGTAAAGGCGTGTACTACTCGGCCTCGCCTAGCAAGCGCAACCGTAACGGCTGGTCGTCGATGTATATCGTGGCTAACGCCTCAGCAAGCGGCGCTATTTACGAGACTGCCGGACGTAAAAACCCGGGCGGAGATCCTAAAAGCCGATCCAATAACCCAGGTGCAGGTGCTAATTTTATTAACCGTATGGGGCCTTTGTATGGTGATGGTGCAAGCCGTGGCCGTATGATTTTTAGAGCTTGGTCGGAGGATCAAGGCAAGGCTCAAGCTGCCGTAGTAAGAGCTATCGAAAAAACTATCGCTGGCTTTAATCAAGGCCGTTACGCGAAGGCGGCATAATGGCCAAGTTACCGGATTTATTCGTCAATGCCGTTACTACCTTTGACGGTAAGGCTTTAGCAAAAGGCCAAAAACAGATAAGTGGCTTTGAGAAAAACGTAAAGAATTTAGGCAAGGCTTTTGGGCTTACCTTTTCAGCTGCCGCTCTAGCGCAGTATGGTAAAAACGCCGTTAAGGCTTTTGCAGATCAGCAACTAGAAGTAGCACAATTAACTACAGCTGTACGTAACCTCGGCTTGGCTTTTGCTACTCCAGAAATCGATCGATACATCGATAAGATCGAAGCGGCTACGGGCGTAAATAGAAACTTGCTACAGCCGTCGATGCTTAAGTTACTACAGGTAACAGGCTCAGTTACAAAGAGCCAAGAATTACTCAACCTTGCTATGGATGTATCGGCAGGCACGGGAACCGATTTAGCCAAAACTAGCGAGATATTAAGCCAAGCATACGTAGGCAATTTTAAGGGCTTACGCTCTCTTAACCTAGGCCTTACTCAAGCAGAGTTAGCCTCTACTAACTTTGAGGAAGTACAAAAGCGCCTACAGGTGCTTTTTGCAGGCCAAGGTAAAGTAGCCGCCGATAGCTACATAGGCTCAATCAATAAACTGGCGATAGCCTCCGAGAACGCTAGCGAAAAGATCGGTAAATCTTTACTTGGCGCTATCACAGCGCTATCAGGCGGCGAGACGATCGACGACACGATCAAAAAGATCGATAAACTTAGCAGCGTTATCGCTGGCCTTATTGATGTAACTATCGGCCTTAAGGCAGGCGAATACCTGCAACAGTATTTCGCTTTACAAAGTGGACAGATCGCCGGAGGGTTTGGTAATCGCTCGCTATCGGCTGGCAATCAAGATACACAAAAAGCCGATGCTAAGGCACGAGCAAAGGCCGAAGCCGATGCCGCTAAGCGAGCTAAAGAGTTATTAGCGCTACAAAGAAAATCAGCAATAGCGGAAAAAAATAAGTTATCTCTATCTAAGGCTGCTGCTGTTTTTGATACTACCCGCGTATCTCTAGCTGCCGCTCTTAAGGCTACTTATGACAAAGAGACACGCCTGCGCCTTGAGGCTCTTATCGCCATCGAGGAAGATAACGGCGATTTAGCGCTAAAGAAAATAGGCGAACTAGCCGCGCTGCAAAAGAACGCAGACCTAGCCAAGTTAGCAGGCATTAAAGAAATCAGCGATGCCTCGCTCTTAGCGATTAATACTCAATTACTTAATGAACTTACAGCTATTAATAAATCTAAAATGGCTGAGGCTGATAAAGAGATAGCCCGAGAGGAAGCGTTTAAGAAATATAACGCCGCCATTACTGCCGCTGGCCAGTTAGCCGCTAAGGAAAGTTATAGCGAGCGCGTACAGATCCAACTAACCGAAATAGCGCGCCTTGCCTCTTTAAGTAAGACTACGAGCGCTGCTAATACTGCAACTTTATTACGTGAGTCTGCCGAGTTATCGATGATCGACCGGGTAGCCAAAGCACAAAAGGCCGCCGATGATGCACGTCTAAAGGCGCTGCAAGATTACATAGCTTTGTTAGGCAAGATAGGTACAGGCGGTAACACCGGAGGGCTTACCTCGAGCGGCGTAGGGTCACTTATCCCTAAGAGTACGGTTATAGATACTGTTGAGAAAATGGCCGAAGCTACTAAAGGACTAAAAAAAGATGTAA